CTCCATCTAAAGCCAAAGCATCGTTTATTCGTTTTCCCCAGTCTCCAGTTAGATACAAAATGTCGCCGTCTTGCATTACAATCCAATCGTCGTCTTGGGCATTTAGGCTGCTCAAATACTGATTATAGGCTTTACCTATATTTTTATTTAAGTCGAATGGATTGGAGTAAAATATCTTTAAAGGTTGATCCACGTTCTCTCCTCGTAAAAGTTTAAATTCTTTTTTGAAGACGGATATCCAAATAAGCATTCACTAGGCTTTGCAATAATAGCTGGGAATCGCTCGGTTAAATATCTGTTCATTTCGTAATCCTTTAGCCTTACCTTTACTTTCTTGGTATTAAACCAGTAGAAAGAACCTGAATAATGAAAGTCTTGCGGAACGTATGGAGGGCAAGCCAAAAGCTTACCACATACCCCAGAGAATACTTTATTAGAAAGGTCTGGAATCGTTTCCAAGTTGCCTTTGTAACTATGTTCAATCCAAAGGTCTAAGCCGCGCCAAATAGGTCTAGAAACTCCTTTACAATGAGCGTAAAATGTGATTCCATCGTTTACTTTACTTATAGAATCTAAAAAGTGTACCGATTCTCCCATTATAGGATTATTCTGCACGACTTCAATTTCGCAGTCGCTTGGTAGGAGCGATTTTAAAGGCTCTAGGAAGGCTCTTCCGTCAACCGCTACCTTGACTACCTTTTTACCATTAAAAAGGCTCCAGTACTTGTTTAATAGCTTTAAATTGAGCCTGTGGTAATGAGTTATTTTACCGCCGTAGTAAATAAAGTAAATTAGATTCTTTGGAACGTCAACGCCCATAAAGTTGGTGTTTTTGGTTTCTCGATTAGCTTAAAGCCAAAGCCTTTAAACATTGCAATCCAATCCTTTTCGCTTTTAATATTAATGTGGCCCCAATCAGCATCAAAATCAGTAGTCCAAGGGACTGAAGAAAATAAAATAACGCGTGGTTTTACAGCATCTAAAGCCTTTGTAATCTCTTCGTCAGTCATATGCTCTGCTACCTCAATCCAAAGCATTAAATCCGCTTGTCTTGGCTTTTGGTAAACTTTTAGCAACGGGTAATTCTCCTTGCAATAATCTCTATGCGATTTAAATACATCTTGACCTAAAATATTAAAACCTTCTTGTCTTAATACCTCAGCATAAACTCCAGTTCCACATCCGTAATCCAAAACGCTTTCTGGTTTAAACTTCTTGCAATATTGAGCAACCTCTTTAGCAAGAGCTACAAAATCTGGATTATTCATCGTTAACTGAAAGTCATTTATTTCAGCTTGCAAAAATTCATTCTCTGTTATATTCATATTTCTCCACAAGTTTTACAATTTCTTTTATAATGCATTGGGCACTGTGTACCTTCTTGATTGCAAGGTTCCTTATCAAAATAAATAGGTAGCCCCCCTGGTTTAGTCAAATACCGCTCGCAAGACATTTTTAGCTTGCATCGTTGCGGCTTGCATAAAGTAAAATCTGCCATCTTTTATTGTTTTATTTTTAAAGTAAATCATTTCCAATGTGTTATACAAAAAAAGGCGGGAAAAATTCCCGCCCTTTTACACTAAACACAAACACAAACAAAATATTAAGTAGTCTCAAGAAGAGCCTTTGCAGTTGCAAACACACCCTTAACCAATACAGGAGTATCGTTAGCGGAGATGAATTGAACCAATCTCTGCTCGATTCTTACAGTCTTCAAGTTGTCGATGAAGTCATCTCCAGACTCTCCGATTGCTACCTGCAATCCGCTTCTCAAACGTACGTTGATAACTGAAAGGTCACCACCTACGAATTGTGCAGCAGTACCAGTCAAAGCGTTAGTTGGGATAATGTTTACTCCCCAAGCAGTAACTCCACCTTGTGCGTTGAAAGTAACGCCAGCTGGCAAGATATATTGCTTGTCTGCATCCTTCTCAGAAAGCATCAAGTGATATTGTCCAGTCTCAACGAATACTCCAGTTGCAGTTCCGTTCGCAGCTCTAACCTGAGCAATGATTCCGTGGATTACATCCCAGTTAGTTGCAGCCTCAACACCACCAGCCATAGACCCACCGGTGAAAGTAGTTGACTTAGAAAGCAAACCAGCAAGCTGAGGAGAAGTACCGTTACCAGTAAACAATTGGTTCTCGATTACAGTCTCAACACGCTTAACGCCATTGGACTGGATGTAAGAAGCCAAGTAAGCAGCATCCTCAAGCATTTCCATAGAAACCTTCATGTGAACACCAATCTTCTCAACCTTAGCTCTCTGCTCCTTGTATTGTACGTCGATTTGAGTTTTCTCAACACCTTCGCCAATCATTACTGGAGTACCTTCCTGGTCGTACTCTTCAACCCATACTGCATACTGAGTTCCGATAGCACCAACACTTGCGTTAGCAAGGTAAGTAAGCAAACGCTGACGGATAGGAGAAACAACACCAGTAAATTCGGAGATTGTTACTTGTCCAGAAGAAGCTTCGTTAGCAATAGTTGAAGCCAAAGTGATAGTTCCAACTGCCTTCTCGTTGATTTCGAAAACCAAAGGAGCTTTCAAACGAGCGTTAGGCTCAGACTTCAATCTTTCGATTTCAGCACGAACTGGCTCGTAAGCCTTCATAAACGCGCTCTTGAAATCTTCTGCGTTTACTTCTTTCTCAACTGCATTCTTTTGCAATGCAATATCAAGTTTGTCAAGTTGCTTTTGCATTTCAGCTGCTTCCTCTTTGGTTACAACTCCTGCAAAAGACTTTAGCAATGCCTCAGCTTTTTCGAAAGCTTCAGTTGCTTTTACCTCGGCGTTGAACGCCTTTGCCTTGATGGCTTCGCCAGCTTCAGCAATTACCGCCTTAACGGCATCAATTGTTAGATTTTCCATTTTTCTAGTTCTTTTTTTAGTTCGTTTATAGTTAGTGTCTCAACTTCCACGGCTTTCGTTTCAACTAAAGTAGGCTCGGCTGGCTTTAGCATTTCCAAAAGTGATTTTAATTGATTCTCTAATTTCTCAAGTGTTTCGTCAGTTGCATCTGAAGTCTTTACAAACTTCTCAAGTCTTGTTAAATACTCGAATGCATCCGCTTCGCTTTTAAGGTCAATAAAGGTAGTTTCTGGATTAGCTCCTAGAAATTGGACTGCGCTACCTTCGTACATCATTACCTCTTTAATCAAATTGGCTTTAGATTGTTGATCGTACATTTCTTTAATTGTACGGAAGCCAAAAGAATGCTGATTGATAAGTTCACTCTCCACCATCTTCTGAAAGTCCTGACCCATGTTATGGCTACCGATTTTAGCATCGTATCTCAAGCCTTTCTGATCTTCGTAAAGATTCATCATTTTTGCGACAACTTTTGTCTTATCGTGATCCAAAAGATACTTTATAAGTTGCTTTCCAGCTGGGCCACGCTCTTGGATTGTCTTGGTAAATGCACCTGGCTCGATAATATCTCCGTCCAAATCCTTATTACCGAAAACGGCAAAATAGCCAGAAACAATCCCTTGCTTCATGTCGCTATCTGCAAATCCTTGATTAAGTCCTTTTAATATCATTCTAGTGTCGTTTTCTTTTATTTCGCCTAATTCTCTAAGCTTACTTCTACTCCATCCTAAAGCAGCCTTACCACCCCAAGCATCGTACATCAAAAGACCGCATCCTTCTCCATAAGACGTAGAAGTCTCCAAATCAACCTCATGCCTACTCAAATACGAATACATTCTTTTAATAGTATCTAAGCTAATCGATTCGCCGTTTGCGAGTTGGTTTGCTCTTTGCTTTCCAACGGGCGTTCCGCAAGGTCCCCATCCATTTTCCTCAACGTAATCTAAAACGCGTTTAGCGTTGTTTCTTACCGAATCTGGATAATCGGAATAACTCTTTTCGTTTTCGTCAGCCATCTAGCTTATTCGTTTAAGCAAATATACAAATAAAAAAAATTATGAAACAAAACTACCTATATCCTTAAAATATCTTCTTGCATATCTTTCAGAAACATAAATTACTACACAAGAGCAATTTATAGTCTGAGCAGCACCACCATTTAAATCGCCAGGCTTGTCCATTAAAACTTGAACTCCATTACTATTGAATACAAATGGCTGATTAAATCTTATCGGCTTATTCTGCGCTAAAATGTGCTGAATCCTTGGTTCTTTTGCTCCTCCATGAATCCATATCTTCCATAACTGAGTTCCTGTCTGATTAGCCCAATCAATGGCAGATTTCATCTTACCTTCATTATATGCCCTTGTCGATTCAGTTCTAGCAATCGCTCTAGCTCGCTTGATGTCAGGAATTTGCTGAAGTAATCTTTCCTCAATCTGTCTAGGATTTAATCCTTCCTGAATACCTTGAGAAACAATTTCATTAACTCTTTTCTGAGTAGTATCTGTAACTTCAAAGATTAATTGACCTAGATTCTGTATTACCCAATTCTTTATAAACTCAAGCCAAGTTGCAACAAAGAAATTATCAGGCAGAAACTTCTTCTCCTTATTATCCTGTCTTATCCTATTAAACTCCTTAGTAGCAGAATCAACAAATACAGTCTGATAAAACTTAATGTAAGCCTCCTGCATAGGCATCAAA